CGAATATGTCTGTGCATTTGGACTATTGGCAATTTCTTGTCTAATAAGGTTTGCCACGTTAGCACTCATTTCACCAACGGTTCTTTCATTGTTCCGTTCATCAATGGCAATGTATGCAGATCCATCAGAACTTACTTTTATAGTTGTTGGTATTCCTCCAACATCAAGTCCAGTAAATGTATTTCCAGCAAGATCTGATTGTGGTTTTGGGTTTGCGGGTGGTGATACTGGTCTTTGAGTTACATTTACTCCAGCAGGAATTGAAACCTTTTTTTGTGTTGGTATGTTTGGTGTCTGTCCTTTTGATTCTATCTCTTTGACTACATCAAAATTTTCTACAAACGTAGCCGTATAATTATCAGGTCCAAGTAAATACCATTGTGGTTGATTCTCTACTTGAACATATACCTTCCCACCAATTAGTTTAGTTTTAGTTACGTTATTTACAGACATTTATATTGTCACCTCCTTGTTTTCATATTTATCTCAACTTTTTAACAATGTCAACTGTACGAGGAGTTCCATCATCATTCAATTCAGTTCCAACCTTTTTATCTACTACCTCATAGGTTCCAAATTGATTTGTATAAACTTCTCCTATTTGTCTACTCTTAGATTCGGGATTTTTAGTTGCATCTTTAACTTCTTCTTTTGTTGGTTGTGCAGGACCTTTTGGTTTTGTGGAATCTCCAATAATCTGATGTCCTCCAGGAGTTAATCCAGAATTAAAACGATCTACTCTCTTGAACTCTGTCGTTCCGTTCTTAGACTCTCGTATATCAAACTGAGTTAGATTGTTTCCAAATACATGAACGATTGCTGGTATCTGTTCACTTTCATCCAGATAACATGCCATAACCCACTCACCACCCCACAGTCCACAAGAACCACCATTTAAGTTTCCATGTGAGGTGGATTTTAAAACAATTGCCCATGGCAAGTTTTCATTCTTTACCTCACCACTGCTTGGATGTTTTCCAGGTATTCTAATTCTGACTCGATCACCGTGAGCATCCTGCCATTTTGCATTCTTCAAATACTGATTTTCACCAGGAGCAACTTGGGCAATAAAGAATTTATTGATATTAACGGTTCCTAGATTACCCATTATTTGCTTTTATTTGTATATAGACCGTAAGTATCACGAACCAGTGTCATTGATGTAAAAGATCTCAGAGGATCAAAGTGATGGCATAAATTAACGATTAAATATTTTCCACTATTGACTGGATCACGAGTTCCTTGAACTTTCTTTCCCTGTGATACAATTTCAAAATCGCATACAATTGTATTACCTGCTCTCAAATTCGGATTACATGGAACCTGAACCTGAATAATCTGTGTAAATAGCAGATTGTATCTCATCGTTGATTTTGCCTGCCACTCTTTTGGATCATTATTAGGATCATCTTTTATCTTGGAACTTAAAACTCCAATATCTTTAATATGAAAATGAGTTCTCGTATAAGAATCTAATTGTGGAATTGATATATCTTTACCTAGTGATTTTTCAAGTTCTTGATTAGTTAACTTGTAAATTCCTTCTTCATATTTGAAAGACTGAGGATCCCAGAAAATGTTGCGACTTTGATAAACTCCGGATTTTAATGCAGTAATCAAGTCTTCTCGCTTGATATCTGACTTAAGTGCAATCTTAAAATCATTCTCATCAGTTTCGACTCCGGATCTGATAACGTCGGTTCTATAATATGGATTACCTTCATTTACTGGACGTTGAGAAACTAGATCATCAATTGCTCTAAAATTAAAACCATCTCTAGTCTCATAGAAAAAATATCCAGGATTTCCCTTCCCTGGTATTGATTTTGATGCCAAACTGCAAATTACATCAAATACGGGACGACTGTTTCCAATGACTGAATATGAATTTCGAGTTTGTGTTTTTGAAAATAGTTTTGTTTTCAAATAGTCTGTAACTAACTTATCAACAGTATTTGTAATATTTCCAGAGTAAGGTTTAAAAATTGCAGTTTCCTGATTTAATTTAGCAGATTTCGAAACCAAATTCATGACAATTGCTTCACGATTTGATTCCTGATTTGGATTAATCTGCTTATCAAATATTAATGGATTTTTGGTGAAATCAAGAGTTCCTAGTTTTGATCTAATTTTAAAAGAAACATTTACATCACCTGTGAGTGGAAGTGCAGAACTTAAAGTTCCAGGTCTTGTTTGTTTATCATAAGTTTGATCATAACTAGTAGCACCACCAACATCCATCAAAGATAAAACGGCAGTAACATTTGGTGACAACAGACTCTCGTAGTAGTCAAAACTTGTTGTTCTGGCACCATAAGGATCCTGTCCAGTGATATCTACTGTTTTTCCACCTTTTTGAATCTGAAAAACTTCGTATGCTGATGCCTGTGCTGCATTTGCCATTTATCTTACTGTCTCCATATTTCGGGCAATCTTTGTCTCTGTGATGGTGAACTAGATGCTTGTTTCATTGGAACTGGATATGGAAATGGAACAAAAGTTTCAACTGGTTGCACCGCATAAATGAAAAGTGATTGATTACCACTACTGCTTGTATTATTTAATAGTTTTCTATTACCACCTCCACCAGGTCCTTGTGTAGGTGGTGGTGTGACTTGTGCAGGTTGAACAGAAGGCTTAGAAGGCTTAGCAGATGTTAATTTTTCTGCAAAATCAACAAGTATACCATTGTCTCTATTAATAAAACCAACACCATTGACATGAAGACTAATGTGGGGGTAAGGATTTTTCGTCCCATCTCCAGGATCACTAGCACCAGAAGCTCCTTGATATCCAAGAAGTGTTCCTTTTGGAATTACTTCACCATCTTTAGATCCTTTATATGGAAGAGACTTAAAATGTCCCAATAAAACCTCATATTCTTTTCCGTTTTTCTTAAAGAAATATGCACCATAATATCCAAATCCCCTTCCACCGAGAGACTTATGCAAAGGGTCTGGATTTCCATCCAGACCAACAGATGGCATTCCATCTGTTCCAACTTTTCTGTAAATTAAATCATAAGGTGCATAAATTGGAGTTCCTATTCCCCCTGGTAAATGCATATTCAATCCAGTATGTTGCCCGTCAGTATCTCCAGTTCGTCCAATTCTTCCTTGACCCTGAGCAAACGTTTGTCCTCGATATTGATTTGGTGATCCTTGCCCTTGTCCCTGTCCCTGTCCTTGCCCTTGTCCCTGTCCTGCTCTAGTTCCACTTTTAGGAGATGATTTACTCCATTCTCTAAAATCTTTTGACATTTCTGCAAATGCCATTACATTTTGTTCATCTCTTTGAACCGTCTGATTAATATTTTCAACTGCTAAGGAAAAATCTTCAAATCCATTACTCATTCCTCTTTGTGCTCTTTCCAGTTGAGTACTTTTTCTTGGTTGATATGGTGCTTTGGTTTGTTGATTATTATTTGGATGTACTGTTCCACCCCTGGAAAGTTTTTGAATGGGAGAATTTGGTGGAGTTGATCTTGGTGATGCTGGTGAAGGATTAGTTTGTGTTGGTGTTGGTGTTGGTGATTGTTGGGTTGTCGATGATGATGGAGTTCTTGGGCCAGTTGGTGCTGCTGGAGGAGTGTTTCGATTATTATCCTTTTCTCTTTTATTAAGTTCTTTTTCCAATTCAGAAACATACTTATCTGATTGATCTGCCATTTTCAGACCATCATCAGACTCCTTTTCGGTTGCCTTTAAATCTTGATCTATCTCTTTTTGTTTTTGTGGTGTTAAAAGATCAATCAGTTCTCCAAGTTTTTGAAACCCAGTTCCAATTGTAGTAAAAACACTCCCCACTGTTTTTATAAAATCACTGTTGAAAAACTCTTCAATTTTTGCAATCATATCAGGAAGTTTTTGAACTAAAATTCCAAGGGCAATTAATCCAAAAAAATCCAAAATTCTGTCAAAAATACTTCTGACAGGAGCAGTTACGACACTCATCAACCTTGAAAATCCTGCTCCAATTCCTAGATTTTTACTTTCTATTCTAGATTCCTCTGCTTTTAATTCTTTTTTCTTTTCTAATTTAAAGAATAATTCTTTTTTCTGAATTCTAAGTTTTCTCAGTTCTTTATTTGAACTGATCAAATAACTTTTGATATTCGTAACATTCAGTTTGAGTTGCTTGACTTGACTGTCCATATCTTACACGATTAACTGAATTCCATACAATCCAGGTGTGACTTCCATATAAGGATTGGCAAAGTTCACTGGAGATATCACAGGAACATCTGTTGCTTTACCTTGCATTTGTGGTATTTGTGGTGGTTTTGATGATTGCTTTGGTAAAACCATCGGTAAGAAAGTCATTCCCCCAGCACCAGCAGAAACATTCATACTAATATTTGTGATTCTTGGTGCTGCAGATACTGGTGCAGGTTGAGAAATTGGTTTTGGTGAAACTGATGGAACCCTAAATCCACCATTACCCGAGTTATTAGGGTTAGATGGTTTTGCTTTGTTTTTTAAGATCTCTTCTTTCAAATACTTATTGAAGTCTTCAATAACTTTTGAAAATTCTTCAGATACATCTCGTTGATAATCAGAAACAGTAAATAATTTACGAATTGCCTGTGTAAAGAGTGTCCATAGTCTTCCAGCATTATCATTGATGTCTTTTAAGAGAGGTCTGAACAACATTGAAGAAGTTGTACGAATCACTTCCTCTCCAGGAGCAAGCATTGCTTTTACACTATCGACAAATCCAGATCCCTTTCCTGGAACGGTCATTCCATTAGATGCTTTGATTGTTCCACCATCTTTATATCCAAAAGCTTTTCTTATTCCAACATCTACACCATATCCAACTCCCATAGATGAGGCTGCCAAAGCAACTCCAGCAACTGCTCCAGCTCCAGTTGGAGCAGTTCCAATACCAAAGGCAGTTCCTGCTGCAGCAGTTAAAATAGTTGCAAGCCATCCTAAACCATAAGCGCTTAATTTTACGGCAATTGCTTTTATATCACCTCTTTTCCAGTCTTCTTGCAGTTCACTTATTAAGAAAGCCAATCCAACTACTCTTAAAGTTTTTCCAAGCCACCCTGGAAGTTGAGGACCTCTAGGAGAAGTTGATGGTTTTGGTGTAATTCCCTGTCCTGGTTTTGGAATTCCGGGAGCTCTTGCTGGGGTCGTACCACGAAGTGGATCTCTTGGTAAAGGTTGTCCAGTTGGACCTAAAAGAGGTTTAGGTAGTGCTGGGGCAGTTCCTGGAGCAGTTCCTGGACCTCTAGTAAGTGGAGATTTTGACAAAGGAGAAGGTTTTGGAAGAGGTGATTGAGGAGGGGGTGTAGATGATCTATATGGGGATGGAAGATTTTTAATGGGTTGTAAAAGTCTACCTGGTAATTTCCATAAAAATCGTCCAAGTAAATAGAGTCTTCTAATCCATTTAAAAACTTTATATACTATAATTCCAATAACTGCTGGTACAAATGCCTTACCAATCCAATAAAAGATACCGTCTAGTAATTCCCTATTATTTTCGTCTTGTAACCATTTAAACGCTGCATTGTAAACAATACCAGTTAAAATTAATCCGAAAAATTCTTTGATTTTATCAAAAATACTTTTTACTGGAGCAGTAACTCTGTCTGCAATCGACTGTCCAATACCAGCAATTTTTTTACCAGCACCTTCTACAAATTTTTCTTTTTCTGCAACTTTTCGTTTTGATTCTGCTGCTTTAATTTTTTTAACTGCTTCCTTTTCTTCTGCAATTCGCATTGCAAAGTCAAGAGACAATTGCTTTTGAATCTCGACAAGAATTCGATTTGTTTCTGCTAATGCCTTATAAGTATTTTCTTCTGTATCTTGTTTTTTAGATAAAATCTTTTCAGCATCTAACGGTTTTGGTTTAAGTGCTTCAAGTTTTTCTGATAAATTAATTGGTGATCTAAAACTAAATCTTGTAGTTCTTAGTTTTGGTGTGACAGGACTTGTAGATGAGATCGCAGAGGATGCACGAAGCACCGAAGAAGAGATATTTCTCTTACTCAACTTCGGTATTGCTGGTGCTCTGTAGATCTGATTAATGTCCACTCTGCTGTTGTGCCTTTAGGTTTTCCTCTTCAATATACTGTTCGAGTAAAGTAAGGTATACTTCTCTCTCCCAGGGAATCATATTTTCGAGCTCTGTTAATGAATATTTATGGTGCTGCATGAGGGCAAAATTAACCTTGTAGTATGACTCAAGATTAGTATGAGCCATACCTAACTGAAAAAACTTGCCAGACCCTCCAGAACTACCTCACTTTCAACACCAGTGTTTGGATTCTTAACTTTTACGGTGTGTGACAGTTTTGGCATCGTGACAAAGAAAGTTTCAATCTCTTTGAATTGTTTTGTATTTAACTGCTCTAGAAACTCATCGAGTTCTTTCTTTGTGCAATCTGCGGCACTCCAACTTTCTTCGGAATCATAGATGATGTCAATACAAGATGTAATCATACTCAGAGACTTATTAACATCACTTGTATCATCACTAGTTTCAAAGTTATTTTCAACAAACTGTTCCAGTGATGGATACTTCAGTTTCATTGAAAGATTGTCATCAAGTTTGATAATGTTCGTATGATCCTTATTTTTCTGAACCTTGATCGAATCAATATCAATCTCCATCTGAACCGTTGTTTCACCGTCGTCGGGGCAAGTTATATTCACTTCCACAGTTTCACCAACAGACTTGGCACGAACATTTAGGAACAAGTATTCAATATCAAACGTAGAAAGATCTGATACCTTGACAGATTTTGTTAAAATGCAATCTGATAAAATCTGAACAATAGCATCCGTAATCTGCTTCATGTTCTCAGATTCGAGTGCCATGATGAGGATTTTTTCTTCTCTGACTAGAAAGGGTCTGTATCTAATTTTCTTTCCAGTCGAAGGCAATTCCAACTCATAGGTTGGAGTATTAATTTTTGGTAAAGGCATAATAACCTATGATAACTTCAGTTGTGATTATTTATTATCGTTCTCTGGGTCCTCTAGGAGTGGTGCTTTGAGATCCTTGATTAATTCTATTTGTAGTGTCTCTGAAAGCTTGATCTCTAAATTGTTGTAATTGCTCTTGTGTATATCTCCAAGATGTATTTTTTGTAGGAGGTTGTCCAGGTTGTGTTTGTTTTGGTGTTGGTACTTGTGGAGCAGAAGAAGATCTCGTACCTAAATCAACTCTTCTTACAACATACCTATCAAAATTAAATGTAACTGTAACTTTTAATACATCCGCAGGACCATATGCGACTGGAAGAGGAGTAACTGCTTTCGGAAAAGTATTAACAAACGTATATTCTAAAACCTTATTAAAATCTCTCTCAAATTTATAAATTACCATTTTCTGCACTTTATAATTATCTGGAAAATTAAATCTTCTGTATATGTTTGTTCCTAATCCTTCTGGATATGATGCCGCTGCTGGTTCTACGTTGATTTCATTTCCACCAGCAATATAATCCATCCAACCTTCAAAAAATCTTAGAATACTATACTCATCATCAACATAAAATGTCAGATCAATATCAGTATAAAGACGAGTATGAGCAAATTCCTGAGTCACTCCCATAAAGTTATCTTTGACTTCGGCAGTTGCATAGGAAGATGTTGGTAACGTTGCCTCAGAACAAAGATATCCCAATCGACTCATAAATGTTTTAATTTGTTTTAATTGTGGATCATCCTTATAATTGTTTTTAAAGTGCTCTTCTAATTTTGAATTCAAAGGTATGTCCACAAGATAATAATTATTCTGTGCCAGGGTTCCTACTTTATCCCTAACCTGACTCATTTTGAGTTTTTGAACAAGAGAATCGCTCACTCTAAATACCTTATACGAGTTTTACATTATTAAGTATTTAGATGTCATATAAAGGAAGATTTCAACCTTCTTATCCAAACAAATACAAAGGTGATCATCGAAACATAATTTATCGTTCTCTATGGGAACGAAAATTTATGGTGTATTGTGATACCAACCAGAATATTTTGGAATGGGGAAGTGAGGAGATGTGTTTACCCTATAAGTCTCCAGTGGATAATCGTTATCACAAATATTTCCCTGATTTTTATATCAAAGTTAGGGAGTCAAATGGCAAGATTAAAAAATACATTATAGAAATCAAACCATTGAAGCAAACCATTGAACCAAAAGTTCAAAAAAGAAAAACA